CTCTGGGATCGCCATGTATCCAGTAGCTGCGACAGCGATAGTTCTGCGAGACTCATTAGCAAATCCAACCTTGCCATCCGCAGTTTCATAGATATATCCGTTAGCCATGCCAGCATATTTTGTAGCAGTTGAATAGGCATCAGCTGTAAATGAACCTGTATTAGTAAACTCATAGATGCCAGGAGTATCTACGACATCTATCGTTATGCCTGAGTCTGTCAAGATGTCTGTCATGCGATCAGAATCAAGATCCTGAGTATAGGAGGTTGAAAGGATCTTACGAGACATCTGAGCAAATGGCCCTACAGCTGAGATGGTAATAACTGAGACTTCATTAAATGATCCGACTGCTGCCATGCTGGTTGAGATGTTTGTCAGTTTACCTGTGAATACAGTACGAGCCACAGCAGAAGCATTATCTACCTTGACTACGATCGAGTCATTGATTTCAAAGCCATAATCGGTATTGTCCCAATTAACTATCTGGATCGATGCGATTGCTGATCTGGCTTGTTCCCAGTACGACGATCTGCCATAACTAACGCTGACAGTGTTGATTGTCTTTGAAGAGAAATCAACGCCATCTATCGTTACTGAGCAATTAGGATCCCATGTCATTATGCAAAGACACTCTGCCCTAGGTTTACGAATGAGCCAGATGTGCTGGCTTCATTCTTTAGAAGGTTAGCGATCTGTCTAGCTGTAGATGCTGGATCAATAGCACCGGATACTGAGATGTTAATAGTTGTACCAGAACTTGTACCACCTAATTTGTGATTAGGCACGATGTTTCCGTTGCTAGATGGTGAGAATAGTTCTGGCCCCTTCTCGCCTACGAGATAAGTCTTGCCCATAGATACTGGGCCACCAGCTGCCTTACCACCGCCGAATGGGTTTAGGCTACCGATAAAGTTTCCAACCTTGCTACCGATTGAGATCAGCAGTTTGAATCCAGATATAAGTTCTCCAACGATACCTACGACTACTGCTAAAGCCTTGCCAATGCCTACGATGGCAATCTTTATGGCTCCACCTAGAATAGGGGTTATCAGTTTGAATAAATCTACTAAAGATTGGAAGCTCTCTTTATTATCATTGACTGCCTTCTTAACTGAATCGAAAGCAGACTTTAAGCCTTGGAAAATTGGGATGACGAAAGACTTAACCGTATTAACAATATCGATGAAAGCAAGTTTTAATCCATCATTACCGGAGAAGTTATTGATGAAGTCTCTAAGTGTTGGCAGAACCGCAGTGACAATCTTTTCAACCAATGGTGTCAATGCTTGAAGGATTAACGACCCGATACTTTCCTGAGCCTCCGAGAATGCCAGTTTAAGTCTTTCCATCTTTCCTGAGAATGTATCCGCCTTGGCACTGGCTTGCCCACCAAAGGTTTCACTGAGATGGAGAGTTAGTTCATCAAGTGTCATAGTGCCGAGTTGAGTCTTCTCTAAGCCGATACCTAACTTAGCCAGAGATAGAGTGTTGCCTTCAAAGGCTTTACCCAAAGCGTTAGATACTGCTTCGAGTGACTTACCTGTACCAGCTGAAATATCTAAAGCAAGGCTGGCTAATCTTTGGGCTTCTTCTAATGAGCCAGTGGCGCGAGTCAGTCTTTCAATCGATGGCCTTAGATCATCATCGGCTACGCCAAAGGCGATGCCCATGTTAGTGATCCATGTTTCAGTTTGTGCGATTGCTTCATCTGTTGCGCCAGCAACATTCTTCAAAGTTAATGCTAACTTGGCTTGTGCAGCTTCATCTTCGACAGCTGCTTTTACGCCATCGATTGCTAACTTGCCAGCATAGGCAGCTGCTGCGACTCCTGCTGCTAAGAATGCTGCTCCTGCTATTTTGCCAAACTTCTCTAGTTTACCGCCAAAGCCTTCTACATCATCTGAGCCTTGGCCTAACTTCTTCTTTAGATCATCGACATCGCCAAGGATGGATAACTTGAGTGTTCTATTACCAGCCATTAGTTATACTCCTTTAGGATGCGATCAAACGCTTCTTCCCATTGTTTAACCAGTTCTGGTTGAATTGCACGAAGGGTTGGATAGATAAAATATCCAGCACTTCCACGACCTTTATTCGGAGTTCTCTTTGGGAACTGGTTATATCTATTTGATCCGAATTCCATACCATATAGAAGATCGCGTGTATCTCCACCGCCTGAGAACTTCTGGGAAGCAAAGCCATAGGAGAACTCGCCTACCTTAGATGACTTAGAAATCTTAACGCCATCTGCGATTCTCTGAGCTGCGATAGGTGAGACTGTACGAGTAGCAGCCTTCTCTTTGATCTTGGCTCCAGCATATTCTGCTAGTGCAGATGATTGCTTCTTGGCTTCTTCTACAGCCTTCTCATCCATAGCCTTGAATGCTTTGATGATTGATCGAAGTTCGGAGCGATCATAACTGATTGGATCAGTTGCCATTACGCTCCTTAATTACTTCAATCGCTGTTAATAAATCCTCTGCATCCAGCCATTCGCTCATTGGAATCCCTGTGGCTATTGCCACCTCGACTAGGAGTCTGCTGATGCTTCCTGGCTCATGGCTTTTGGGTTTGATGAACCCACTTCAAAGTCTGCAACAGTATCCATCCAAGCCTCAAAAGGTTTGACTGGTTGCCCACCGGACTCACGCTTCAAAGTATTCCAAGCCAAGAACATGATGTCCCAGACTCCTCCCACTTCGCTCCATTGAACCGCAGACTTTCCAGTCTGCTTTTCCCATTTAGCCCACTCTGGTGGCTGAGCGACGAATGTCTGTTCTTCGCCAGAGTTATATGTAATTGTTATTGGTAGTTTCATTATTGCTCCCGTTTGTTAATGATTAGCTAACAGTTAATGTTGGCTTGGCTGTGCACTGCAAAGTAAAGGATACAGTCTGAGCATCCTTGCCAGCACCATTAGCTGTTGGGAATGATGGGTAAAGATTACCTGTAAAGACTGCGCCAGTTGCTGCTGTGAATGTATAAGCCAATGCTGTATCTGGTGATGCTGATGCTGCTGCCCATAGAAGTTCGCAGATTGAGAAGTTAACCGGAGAAGCAGATGATGCGCCCCAGTCTGCTAGAAGTTCCATAGTCATGGTTGCATCTGAATCGATTGACTTATATACGCGACCGTCTAGGGTCTCGTATGCTTGACGATCTAAAGTTGTTTCTAAACTAACGCTTAGAGCTTGCATATCGTAATTCTTGGAGTCGATAGTCAAGGTCATATCACGCCCTGTTATTACTGTTGTTGGCATTTGTTCTCCTTATGATTGTGTGTAGAAAGTAGCGACACGAATGTCTGCTACGAGCAGTTGCCCTGCTCCTACTGTTGTGACGGTTGGTCTATCGACCGCAGTCAGCTCATACCCTGCTGGGATCAGGCTGACTACACTTGTTATGAGTTGCTCGAGGTTATCGAGGCTTGCTGGATTGCTGTTGTATGCAACGCAGCAGGTGATCGTTAAATTGATCTTTGACTTGAATGTGGCATTACTGCCGATTGTCAAGAATTCTAAATAAGGTGAATCTGGAACTATAACTACCGCTGGAGCAGGAATAGTTTCCGGAACATAAGCAAAGATATTAGCTGAGACAGATGCTAAGGCTGTTGCTAGGGGTTGGCGTACCTGGCTGAGTATTGTCATTGAGCAATACTTCCAACATCTACCAAACTACCTAGAAGGCCAGACACCCTATTGTAGAGTGAGCGACCCATTCTAAATGGTGATGGGCTAAAGTCCACGCCCTCGATCTGTCCACCTGGAGCAGTACGACTCTGAAAAATTTCTACTGAAACTACTGTGACTGCCGATTCTACTGCGCTGTTGCCGACATAAGTCGATGCGCCTGTAAGGGTTGCAGTGCCCGATGGGATGATGTTCTTTGAGATGATGTCAGCGTTAGTGATAGCAGCTGAGAATGTAAAGTCATCTAATAAGTCTGTAGTGATAGTACGAGTACCATTAAAAGGTGTTGAACATCCAGAAATAACTACTGATTGACCTTCATTGAAAGGCTGTGGCAAAGGTGTTGAGAAGTAAGCGATGTTGTTATTCAATGACACTGCATCGATCGCTACTGAGTAACTATTAAGCATTGGCAAGATAACTGACTCTGCTGAATCAATAATGTCATCTAGTGTTGCATCAGAATAAAGAGAAACTGAAACGCCAAGCACAGATCGAAGCTGGGTGGCGGTGATGATTGTTGGCATTTCAGTCCTCTCTAAACTGCTGGGGGAGCGATCGGGAGCAACCACTCCCCCATGATTAGTGTTTTTTAGGTAAGGTTAAAGCGACGAACTCCGCCACCGACCTTGGTTGCGATTGCGTAGTAGCCATAAACTGCTACCTGCAAGCGACCATTTGCCAAAGTTTGAACCTGGATCTGAGTCTTTGGAGCCTCATAAAATGTTACAGCTTCTGGTACTACCAAGAATGCTGAATCATCGATCAGTGTTGTTACAGACATGTGTGGATCAACAAATAGGTTTTGACCCATTACTGTTCCAGTTAGTGACTGCACTCCGACATTACCTGGAGCGTTTGAAGGTTGCGCAGCTGTAAATAGTGGACGATTTGTTGTGTCCTCGGCTGTGATGATGCTCTCCCACCATGCTGTGTTAGCGATGATGTTCTTAGCAAACTTACCTGCTGCTAGATATGCTGCTGGAGTTTCCTTGGCGATGTACGCCTTGAATCCTGCGATTGTTGCAGCTTGTGTTGTTGCAGCTGTACCGCCAGCAACGAGTGCTGCTACTAGAGCTTGATCAGTTGCCTTTGCGTATGCGTAGTTCAATTCCTTGATGAGTTCATCGTAGAACGCAGGTGATGAGCGATCTAAAAGTTCCCATGAGATATTTTGAAGTCCGGCAGCCTTCTTGACATCAACAGTGATGTAAGTTGAAGCCATTTCAGTTCCACCCAGTGCTTCGCCTTCTGTTGAAGATGAATCGATTGTTGGAGCTGTTGAAATCTTAGGAATTGTGAAAGACATTCCTGAAGCAGGTAGTGCGCCACGAGAAACTGCATCCACTGCTGGACGGCCATCGATTGAAGTCGTGATGAATTCATTCATGTGTGGAGCAAGAGTTAAACCAGTGTTTGTTGAAGTGTCGTTAGTAGCCATAACTAACTGACGAGAATCTTCATCACCCATTGATGCTTTGATGTTCGCTTCTAATAGCTGACCTGCTGTGAGGTTAGGATTGATGCGAGGAGTTGCGTAGAATGCTGGCTTTGATGCAGCAGCCTCTACTTTGTGTGCTTCTACCGCTTCAGCAACGGCAGGAGTCTCTGGAACGGTAGTGTCTGACACTTGTTCTCCTTCTGATTGAACTTCTGAAACGGATGTCTCAGAAACTTGGGTGGCTTCTTCTTCAGAAGCTGCGACCTGCGAAACGCGCGCAGAATCGATTGCCGGATCGGTGACAAGTGATGTCTCCATGATCGATGATTTAGAAATCACCATCACGCCATCTTGGTTGTCCCACGCATCGACTTTGACTCCTACTGAGAAGCCATCTCGGAGTCCATCAGCAGCTTCTACCAAACTATCTTCACCAGCCATTGTGTTAGCGATCTTAAACACTGCATCGATACCTTCTTTGCTAACTTCATAAGATAGAAGTTTGCCGATTGGTCGAGTGCGATCATGCTCTAGAAGTAGTTTGACATTCTTGTTAAATTTAATTGAATCAGCAGCAAAGATTGTCGGCCCAGCAGATGTGTTGCCCTGCTCGCCCCATGTAACAATGCGACCTGAGATTGTGCGAGCATTAGAATCTGCTGCTGTAAGTGTGACTGGCATGTCGATCTTCATCGAATCAAGTCCTCTTCCTCTTGGATTTGTTCAACGCTCATCGCGCCGATTGTGTTTAGTATTTGATAAACCTGAGCGCGCTCTAATGCGTTACCGCGTAAGAAGTCGTCAAGATCAAAACGAATTTGAGATGTGCTAGGGCATATATCCGGTAAAGATAAACGCTGTTCGATGCTTGCAAGGATTGGACGAAGCGAGAAGTCCACCAATGATCTGCGCTCGGATGTAGCGTTAGAATAAGTCATCGAAGTATTCTCAGCAGAGATAAAATACGCAGGAATGCCCGCTGCGCGAGATATTTCAAGCGCGACA